ACTTGAAAGTGGTAGTAGGTAACCATCAATGGTGCCTGTATGTTTTGTTGGTACTGATGTTAAAGTATCAGTTAAAGTAGAAGTAGAAGAGAGTAGAACAAACTCTGTCTTATTATAGTTCTGACCAATTAGAGTAAATGTACCTCTATTAAGCTCTTTAGCTTGTGTTGTAATAGTTACTGAACTATTAACTGGCATAGGTGAACCAGAAGCATTATAGAATACTGAGTCAGTGAATGGGTAACCAGATAGAGATATTGTCTCAACATTAGTATCTTCACTCAAACTAGCAGAGAATGAATCATAATCGAGTGCTGTAAGAGCAGGATTAAAGTTATAACCTTTAGATGCTTCAATAAAGTTTGTATCAATAAAGTAGATTGGATTTGATGTCTCATTCTTATTTCTGAACATCCATCCTTTAATAGTAAATGAAGTATCAGCAACGATTCTAAACTTCTCACTATATGTTGAATCCTTAGGAGTGTTCATTGAGATATTCTGACTCCATAATACTTCAGATCTAATCTCAATAGGATCAAATGGTACTTCACCAGCACTAAGTAATGCTTGATCTACTGGCTCTCTCCATGCAAGAACGATGTATGGATTAGCATAAGGAATAAAGTTAGCAAGTATCTGATCCATGTCTGACATATACCTACAAAGTATAGACATATTAACCTCTAAGTTAACCGGTACTGGTGTATTGATTGCTGAAGCAGTCTGTTCACCATAATTATCAAATCCATCAAGCTTATTGAATACTCTTTCTGTATCATATGATATAGAAGCAAGATCAATACTAACAACTGGAAGCTTTAAGTTTTGTGCCTTATTAACAATATCATACATAATACGCTGCTTAGGAGCCATTACATATCGTACTGCTATCTCTTGCTCAGCTTCTCTATTCTTATTGTAACGCTTGATGACGGTATCGTCAAACGCAGCAACAAACTGAGTAAGCAGGTCTTTAACTTCAAAATTGTATGTATACTTCTTCAAAACTTACATATATTTAATGCTAGACGAAGCGTTCGAGGAAGTAATTCGGTAACTTATGTTTAGCTCTTACGATATTCTCAACAATAGTACCATCTAGAATATAAGTAATGCACTCATCTTCAGTAGATCTAATACCTCTACCACAAGACTGAATGAGAGAGCATAGCATCTTATTCTGATACCAGTCAAAGTCAGCCTTCATTAGCTTCTCAATCCTTACATCCTTAGTAGGTAGAAAGGGGGCTTTAATAATAATCTGAAACTTAGCTAGATCACCTTTCAAGTCTACTCCATAAGACATAGAAGGGGATACTAATACAGTAGGATCAGCACTAAGCATATGTTGATCTAGGATATCTTCATTCTTAATACCAGGCTGCCTATACAAGAACCTATCACCGTAAAGCATAGTACTAAGTCTAGCAGTAATAGTATTGTTATGTGTATGGATAATACCTTTATCATTACCATGATGCTTACAAATCTCAGCTACTTGCCTAATCACTTTAGGAAGGTTCTTCTCCATAAGGTGATAGTTAAGCTTATACTTAGGGTTACATACAATAGGAGCCTTCTTAGCATCAAAGCTAGAATCAGCTTCTACATATTCGTAATCAGTAATACCAAGACTCTTACAGAAGTTATTAGGATCAATAATAGTAGCAGACATCAAGATAACTTGATCAGCATAGTCAAAGAGTCTTTTAGCAAGATTATTAACCTTCAAAGGCATAAAGGTAATACCTTCCCTATCTTTAGTATGAACATATTCACTCTCACTCCAAGAGTCAGTTACAAGCTCAACCTTACTCTTAAGGTTCTGTAACCTCTGCATGTTAGTAGTTAAGTCCATCAAAGACTTCTTATTACGAGTCTTACTTGTAGCAAGTATATCTTTGATCTCATCAATCTTATCTGTAAGGTCTACTTGTAGTTCTGACAACCACTTAATAGAGCTCATACTCGTAGTTAATACTCTTGGAGCAATATCCATACGAGCAAGAAACTTATACTCAATCTTACAAGTAAACTCTTTTACTAACTGATCTTCAAGCTCTGAAGCCTCATCACAGATTAAGAACTGCCTCTTCTTAAGATGCTCAGGAAGAGCAAAGAACATATTATAGTTAAGAGTATTGAACTGAGATGTTATAGCCCTGTTTCTCGCTTCATAATAAGGACACTTACACTTAGCCCAGCAATCTGCTTTAAGGTTCTGAGAGTGTAAGCAAGGTGCAACATCAACAGGGAAGCGCTCATCCACAACACACTGATAGTTAGCTTTACCTTTGACTACTTCTACATCATCGAATAACTCTTTGTATTGATCTTGTAGAGCCTTTGTAATGGTCAATGCAGTACATCCAAAAGCAGGAGTCTCATCCATCTCTTCTTGATACTTATAACCAGAAGAACTTCTCTTATAAGCTGCATATGAAGTAACCAACTCTCTAAACTCATCAGGAGCTTCGTTAGCTGCATTGCCTAGAGTCTTAGATATAAAAGACTTACCAGAACCGGTAGGAGCATTACAGATAACGAACTTCTTACCTGTATTGAAAGCTTCATCTATACTCTTAAGAAGCTTTACTTGAGAAGGGTTAGGTGTATACCCTTCAGGGAAATGTTGTGTTGTGTTGTTTATCACTATATTGATTATACTCTACTAATGAGCATAATCAACTTAAAACTGGACATCTTCCAGTGGTAGAATATAGACGTTAGAGTCATATAGTTTAGACTTCTTTGTAGAGTCTAAGAACTTCACTTGTAGATCTAACTCACCGAAGTTAAGAAATCTATCTAGTTTATAACTAAGGGTAAGTTTTCTACCATCAGTATACATTTCATATGGATAAGGAATCTCATATAGACGAGTTCTGATCTCATCTTCTAGAGTGAGCTTAGCATAATGCTGTTTCATTTGAAAGATTCTCAGCTTCCCTTTTCTAATAACCTTCTTATCAGTACAGATAGCAACATCCTGTAGTAGGAAAGGTTTAAGTTCTTCTGCGAAATTTTCGATTGATACATTCATGAATTCATAAAGCTAAGTTTTTGTTCTGGTGCCATAGGATATATATTCTCATTGAAGTATTCCCACCAGTCAGCTGCATTGATAGATTGTATTAAGGTACAACTATCCATTGCAACATTTCTATAGTCTTGCATCATTATGTCCCACACTACACATATGTTCTGTAGTCCTTCGTTAACTTGCATACCACCTCTAGGTGGTCTATAGTTTAGAGTTGTTCTACCATTTACAGAGGTAAGGATACTCAAATCCTTGGTGCAAAGAATACGTCTTGTAGGACCATCTCCAGGTCTTGGATCTCGTCTTACAAAACGTACTTCGCAAACATTACTACGGAGTAATGTGTCAAGAGCTGGTCTAGCTATTGTCATCCTTGAGGTTACAGATACCGAAGAGACGATCTTCATTCAAGAAGACTCCCTTTTTAAGTCTAGTACCTTGAACATCAAGATTAGAAACTGTTAAACCAAGATTACTAGGGAAGATAACAATGTCACCTACATTAGCATATTCAGCTTTTGGTCCAGCAAGAATAACTCGTGCTTTACGCCAAGCTTTAGTTACTGCATTTGTTGGAATAAAGATTCCATTACGCTCAATTTCACCTTCTTCGTTTTCATCGATGTATTCTACGAGGAGGATATCATCAAAAATCATTGTCAACTCAAAGTCATCTGGAAGACCAACATCACCTTGTGAGTGAGAGGAAAGGTCTACTGTATGCTTCTGAGTAGCTAGAGTATCAATACTTCTTTGTGCCATACTATTATTTACTACAGGTTATGAATTAATCAAGTCTTTGTATTGCTCTAATTCACGTGAAGACATAAAATTATTCTTAGCAATCATCTTGAGATTAGTTTCTTCTTCCTTCTGATCTTTATCCTTTTTAACCTTCTTAATGTAGGTTATACGTTTGAACTTAAGACGAGGAATAAGGTTATAGTACATTCTATAGGTACGTTGCTTATCAGTATCAAAGATACCGCAATACTTGTTAAGAGTCTCATTAACAAAGCCAACGGTCTCTTTACTATACATCGTTAACCACCTATTGAATAGGAATGGTACAAAAGCCTGCTCACCTTCAGAATCTAAAGGCTCAGGTTGTTTACTCTTATTAGAGTAGAAGAGCTTATTTTGTAGTTGGAAGAAGTTCATTAATATACTTAGCTACTGACTTAGCAGTGAACCTATTATTATAAGTCTGCTGCTGTCGTTCTTGTACTAATTGTAACATATCAAGATCAGATAGCAAGTCCATAATTGTATCACCAACTGTATATTCCCATTCGTCTACTTGACAAATAGCAGCATCTTTATAAATCTTTGTTTGAGGTAATCTAGGTGATACAACAATAGCACCACTCCTCATAGCTTCATAATGCCTAAATGTTTCCATGCTTACATTACCTGCAGGGCAAACAACAATCTTAGCATTGTGCATCTTACGTGAGTACTCAAAACCATCTAGACCCATATTAAAGCCTTTTGTAATATTGAAGTCAATAATAGGCCTCTTACTCTTAGGCATATCTTGAAAGTATTCTACTACCCATCTAAGGTAGTGTACTCTATTAGTAGAAGATGCATGACCAGCAAAAAATACATCTGTTGGTCTGGTCTTCATTGGCTTATTAGGAAGCTTCTGATGCTTCTTATTAAAGCCTAATGGAAAGGAATGAACGCTACCGGTTTCTTGTTCTGGCTTCAAGTAAGCCTTAAACACGGTAGCGTTATCTTTCCAAGATTTAGGAATGTTATCTGTACTCCACTCATCAGCGAGAGCAATGATAATATTCTTAGTGTCTTTATTGAGTACTACTTTATCTGTATAGTCCCACTCTTGAGTAACACTTACAACATGAACCTTAAAGGTATCATCTAGGTCAAGATGCTTAAGCACACCTTGAATATAGTCCCACTCACAGAAGTTGTCTTTAACTCCGTAGTACTCAGTAATCATTTAAACGATGATTTTAGTCGTTGCAATGAACTGATCTTTTACTTCAGCATTGAAGTATCCAATAACCTCAGTCATAAAGGACTCAGCTTCTTCATCACTAAGAAGAGAAGAGAAGGCAAATCCAGGAGCATCTTCACCAGCATCAATATTCACTGCAGTATGACCAACAGCAACGTTCTCAAGGCTATAAGTAATTGAAACACTTACTTTACCTTCTTCACGCTCTACACCATCAGAACCAACAAAAGTCTTTTGAACCATAAGGTCATCACCGTCCATAGCAATAGGAGCTTTAATATAACCACTCAAGATCTGAGCAATAGCAGTATTAAATAGACGTTGGAATGATACAGCACCGAAAGGGCATAGGTTAGGAATCTCCCAACAAATATTAATAGCGTCTGCTGATGCAATAAAGTCATCAGTAAGAGTATCTTCTAAGTCAATAAGGTTCTCTTTTACATCCATAGGAGCACGGAAGGCAACAACGTTACCGACAGGTGATACTTCCTTACGAAACTGCTCATAAGCAAAGCGCTTATGGATAAAGTCTCCGTTATACTTTTCTTGTTTAATAATCATAATCTTACTCCTTTATTATATCCTATAACTTTACAGTATCAACATCTTTGTTGTCTTTATTTGCAGCTGCAAAGATCATCTCATCAAGCATTGTCTCAAATGTATATGTTGGCTCCCATCCTAGCTTCTTTCTAAGCTTAGTAGAGTCACCTTTAAGATGTTGAAGTTCTTCAGGTCGTTCAAACTGTACATGCTTCTTTACTAATGCTGTATCAACACCTAATGTATTGAAAGTATAATCTACAAGATCTTGAACTGTATGAGATACTCCAGTAGAGCAACAATAGTTATCTGGCTCATCTTGTTGAAGCATCATCCACATTGCCTTAACATAGTCTTTAGCATGACCCCAATCACGACTTGCAGATACGTTACCAAGAAGTAGATGATTCTTACGACCTAGCTTAATGTCTACAGCACCATTAACAACCTTATTAGTTACAAAGTTGATACCACGTCTAGGTGATTCATGATTGAAAAGGATACCATTACTGATGTGCATATCATAACTATTCTTGTAGTTATTGCAGATGTTATATGAGAAGACTTTTGCACAACCATAAGGACTTACTGGAGCCATTGGAGTTGTTTCTCTTTGAAATCCATCTGCATCAATATTGTTACCGAACATCTCACTAGAAGATGCTTGATATACTCTAGCTTTAGGACATGTAAGTCTAATTGCTTCAAGTAGGTTAAGTGTACCAAGTCCAGTAGCTTCTGCTGTATAGATTGGAGCATCGAAACTAACACGAACATGTGACTGTGCTCCTAGATTATAAACCTCTGTTGGCTTAGACTTCTGAAGTACACTTACAAGAGAAGACATATCAGTTAAGTCTGCATATACCATTTTAACCCTACCAAAAATATGATCTACACGTGTAGTATTATACTCTGGTGAAGAGTTACGACGAATGGTTCCCCATACATCATAACCTTTCTCTAGAAGAAGCTCTGCAAGATAGGATCCATCTTGCCCATTGATGCCTGTAATTAATGCTGTTTTCATATTAGTACTGTAAAATTATATCTGAGATTTTATCTACATCATCTGTAGTCATGCCTTGGTGATTGGGTACATAGAAGCCAGTCTTATCAACCAACTCTGCGTTACGATTGTTTGGTGTATAGTCACCGAAGTTCTTCCACATTGGACTCTTACTAAGTGAACCAGCAATAAGTGGTCTACAGGCAATGCCATTAGCTTTAAGTTCTGCAACACACTCTTCACGATACTCTTCAAGCATTACTGGATAACAGAAGCTTGAGATAAAGTCACCTGGTCGTTGAATAGGTTTGATTAAGCTATTTGAATATTGTAAACGCTCACTGAACTGTAAGAAGTTATCATTACGAATCTTAGAGAAGTTATCAATCTTATCTACTTGCTTAAGACCAATCTTTGCTTGAAGGTCAGTTGCTCTTACATTAAGTCCTGGAGTATAAAAGGTAAACAATCTATCAAAGTCACTAACACCTTCTGCTTCAGCTAACTTTTTAGCAGCTTCTGGATCTAAGTCTCTATCCCATCCATGTGAACGAGTCATAAGGAGTAGATCATTAATCTCTTTATCACTTGTAGATACCATACCACCTTCAATAGTAGAGATGTGATGACCAAAGTAAGTAGAGAAGAAACTCATACAACCAAATGTGCCAAGCTTTTGACCAATGAACTCTGAACCCATACTCTCACAAGTATCTTCAATTAGTAGAACATCATACTTATTACAAAGAGTAACAATACGTTGCATGTTTGGTACAAGTCCTAATACTGATACTAGGATGAAAGCTGCTGGCTCTTCTTCTTGAAAGATCTGCTCTAGGTGTTCTAAGTCAGCTGAAAGGTCATGGAGGTTACAATCAACAAGGAATGTATCCATACCAAGAATAAGTGGTGAACTAACATCAGTAGCCCAACTCAAATCTGGTACAACAACCTTATTGTTCTTTAACTTACCACCAAACTTAAGTGCAGTAAGACCTAGAAGGATAGCAGATGATCCACTATTAACAAATACTGAATTATCAGTACCAAGCCAATTAGAGAACTTTGCTTCGTACTCTTTAGTAACTGGACCCTTAGTAAGCTGAGGGATTTCCTTTTGATTAAGCCAGTTAATAACACCAGCTACGTCTTCACGATCGATAGTATCTGATACCAGATTGATTGCCATATATCCATTATAGATCC